GGGTAGGTATGATTACTGAAAACATATTTTAATTGTTGTTTGCAAACTTACTATTTTTTTTTAATCTCTTACCAAAAACTTTGAACAAAATGTATTACAAGCGTATCTAAAGGTATCTAAGGCATCCGATTGTTGGGCAGGGTCGTTTCTGTCTGCCTTTTTAATTGAGCCATCTGGCAACACCGTAACATTCTCAAAGTCGAATTGTAATGGCTTTGTGTTGTCCTTATCCAATAGAACATTCCCTCTACTCAATAAGCTATTTACTAAAACTCGGTTATCCGCTAATCTTGGATTAACTACCGGCACCATCATTTGATTGTTAGATAAATTTAATTTGGCTCGAATTATCTTGTAATAGTTCATATTGTCTTGAACCATTGCTGAGGTAGATGAACCACTTGCATCGCCTGTAACCAAGTAAAGTGTGTTTCCATACTTGGTTTTAATCACATCGCACAACTCATAAATATCTGAATTGGCAAGTTTAATAGTTTCGATTACTCTTATCGTGTCAAATGATGGGATTTGTAATACTGAGCAGGAAATAGGGTTTTTGTTGAAGTCAAATGATAGTATTATCTCTAAGTTTTTTAGTATCTCAACTTTCTGCAAATGTTTATTAGGCTCAAATGCATAAGCCCAAAGCATTGTATCTAAAGTAACATCCTCCGCCAGATACTCACAATTGAAATACATTGGATCAAGTGTTGCCTTTGCTGAATCTATCTCTTGAGCATCCATAAATGGGTTGTCGTATGTTGTAAATTTCCATCCTTGCCATTCGTGTAGATACTTTTCATCGGTTGACCTTTTGAACAACTCTTTGAAATATGTCTTACCGAATTGAGGGGTAGATAAAAACCAACAATCGCCAATGTAATCTGTTAGGGTTGCTCGGATTGTTCCGTTCCAAGCTGTTTTAAGTTTCTTAGCCTTTTCGCACTCGTCAATAACCACTCGTTTATATTTTCGACCTCTACCTGAGTCGGGCTCGTCTAAACTCCACATATCAATAACACCTCCCGTTATCAATCTAATCTGTTTTAACTGTTCATTCTTCTGCTTGATGGCATCGCCAAGTATCTTTACAATGTCAATCCAAAAGTCGTTCAGGTCTTTGTATGTAGGGCAAAAATAAGCAACTGGAAATCCATCCAATGCAGGTTCAATAATTAGTTCTTTGGCAATGGAGGTCTTTCCAAATCTTCTACCACACTTCAAAACATTGAATCGCCTTTTTGTTTGCATTATCAACTCTTGGTTGATATGCCTTTTTTGAAGTTTAATTATTACCTCACTCACGAACTACTCTAATTATTCCAGTGTTTTCTTGATTAATTTTTGTCGGTGCATAATCCCCTTGCATCTTATTTAATTCGGCAATAGCGTTTTTGATGTCGGTATGGTCAGGCTCGGAAGGATATTCTAAAACTTTGCCACCAATAACAAATGGCTTTTTTACTTTCAACTTACCCTGTGCAATGTTGGATAAAATTTCCATTCTTTGAGCAGAAGTTAAAATGTTCATTTGTGCGATTTCAGCGACTTTATCCTTTTGGGCTTCCTCTACTACCTTTTTTAGATTATCTCTTTGCTCAGCGATTAAATTAGCGTATTTCTTGGCTAATTGACTGCCCTTAACCTCACTTACCTGCTTACTTACCCCTTTCTTACCGATACTTAACTTGTAAGCATTGGATTGAGTTTCGCCATTTGCTACAAGTCTTATAAACTCACTATGCTTTAATGGTAACTTCATAAGGCTGTCCGTTACGTTTTATTTTTAATGTTGGGTCGAGTTTAAACATTCTGTCAATTATTACTTGGCAATATTTTGGGTCAAGTTCCATGCCGTAACATTTGCGTTTAAGTTGGTGTGATGCTACCATTGTTGTACCTGTGCCACAAAATAAATCTATAACTGATGATTCTGTAAAATTCTCTATGAATAAACTTGGTAATTGAATGGGAAATGTTGCTTTGTGTATTTTAGCATATTCTTTTCCTTGCCTTGAATTTAATGAAAATATATTATCAATAGTACCCCTAAAATCTCTTTTACCAATAGTTCTTTTAGCTTCATTTGAAAAAATATAAACATATTCAAACCTTGAATTTAATACTTTTCTTGCCATTGCTGGTTCAGCAGTTTGTTTATCCCATATCATAACATCTGCATAAATACTTCTCAAATTGTATAAATGTTCAATTAAAGCAATTTTATTTCCTGATAAACTTTGAATATTAGAAAAAAGATAATCACTAAATAATAAAGCATTTTTAGAATAATTATCTAATAATTCAACATACTCATTACTTGTTTTATTATCATTATCATTTAAATATTTTTGCTCATTTCCATTTGGTGTTTTTCCAACATTATAAGGTGGAGAACTAAATGTTATATCTGCCTTTTGTCCGTTCATTAGCTTTGCCACTTGGTCGCTATCCGTACTATCCCCACAAAGCAATCTATGTTCGCCTATCTCAAATAAATCCCCTAATACAATATCGGTTTCAATTCCACCTTCAGGAACTGCAAAATCATCTTCTTCCGCTTCGGGTTCTTCTTTGGCAAGTTCAATTCCCCACTCAACACAAACCGCCTCCCCCAACTCCGCCTCAATCAACTCAGCATCAAACACGATGTTAGCCTTTGCAGAGGCATTATCGGCAAGTGCCATCTCTCTGCCTTGCTCACTATCCAAATCAATATCCGTTCGTTTTACTGCAATTATCTTAGTGCCATCACTTTCTATAATTTGCACATCTTCCATACCTATTGCCATTGCATTTTCAACTGACTTATTTCCTGCAATTATTCGGTTGTTTTTGTCGATTAGGATTGAACGACCTGCACCGAATTTGCGGAAGGATTTCTCAATTAGTGAGTTTCCAAATTCTGATCCTTTGTTGAAGTTTTTATCATCAGCAATTAAATCTGATATTTTAGTTGATTGTTTTGCCATACTGCAAATATACAAATTATTTAATTGTCAAATTTTAAAAGTTTTTTTTGTCAGTTTATAACCTTACTTTTTTTATTTGTTTGTCAGTTTGTTAAAAGGCATCGTTGCCAATATCTGAAAATTCATTCTTTGGGATAAAGTCCCAATTATCTTTTTTGTTTATTGGTGTGTCAAATGCTCCGTTGGGCTTTATTGGGGTTGGTGGTAGTTCAAATGCTTCTACTTGTTTCTTTTCGCCTAATATCCAATTGGTATTGTCGGGAATAAATGTATAATATCTGCCATTGATAAAATGCCATCCCAATGAACACATTGTGCCTGACTGCCCCCAGTGTTTGAATTTTACTTTTTGAATGTATATTTCTGTTTTCTTGGAATCATAGTTGCGATATACGGTTAATCCGTTGTGAGTTTTATTGAAGAAGTTTGCAGATCCATTTATGTTGTAAAGGTTTGGCACTTCAAATAATCCCGTTTTTTTATCTTTCATAATTTTTGTTGGGTGAGCCACTAAAAAACAATGTACCATATTTCTTTCACAAAATGTTGCCAATATATCCAATTGTTTTGAAACATAGTGTGTTGAATCTTCATTGTGTTCAAGTTTATTCCAAGCATCAATTACAAAGGCATTTACTCCGTATTTTCTAATTAAACTTTTTACCATCCGCAAAATATCCTCAAGTTTAAAATCATTTTCGGGTTTTATGAAAAAGAAGTTTTTTGAAAAGTAATCTTTGGCCAATTCCAATTCCATTTTATTCATTTTGTAGTTTCCATCAAATGCTTTTCCTATTAATTTCTCAGCAAACTTGCTAAAGTGAAGTTCTAAAGGATAGTTTTCAGGACTGAATAAACCAAACTTCCACCCCGCACGAATGTTTAAAGATGCACAAATAAAATCTAATACTTCAGATTTACCGTGATTTGGGATGCCTGTAATTGTTGTGATGTATCCTAAATGAAATTTAAGGTTTTCATCAAATGTTTCTAAGCCTATTGTTTCGCCCTGTGGCAATCCGTTGTTGTAATAATTATCTATCTCTTCGTTTAAGTCTGTGGAGGTAAATATGCCGACTAAAGGATATTCAATTTTGTTATTTATGCTTTCCAATACTCCATCCATTCCATACTTGGCTAAACATTCATTTGCATCTTTGCAATCTTTGAACGCTACCTTTGAGCAGTTTTCAACTCCTAATCTTCTGGCAAATTCATCTCTTAAACTATTCCCGGCTTGGTCGTTATCTAACGCCAATATAAACCTTGTATCTTCATCAAATAGGTCTATGCAATTGTCTAAATAAGTAAGATTGTTTCTGCCTATTGTAGCACCATTTGGAACGCTAATAACATTTTCAATCCCACATTCAATTAATGTTAGGCAATCAATTTCACCCTCAACAATTATTATTTCTTTTTGGTCTTTTACTGCATCAAGATTATAAAAAATCAACTCAGCATCTTTTGCCAATTTGAATTGTTTGTTGCCAGTGCGATATTTTACGTTTATCAATTCACCATCTCTAAAGTAGTTAAATTGTACGGTGTTAATGTTTCCGTTTGTTTGTGGCATCCATTCTAATCCCTCTGTAATCTTTGCCTTTAAAAGTGTTTTTTGGCTAATCTTCCTTGTTTCAAACCACTTAACTAACTTTTCGGATAGTGTTGTTTCGTTTTTCCAAATCGGTCGTTTATATTCAATCCTTTGGTAGTTATTTTCTAATTTCTCTAACTTCTTGTAAAAAGCCTTACCACAATGAGAGCAACTTCCTACTTCCTTTGTTGCATTGTAGCTAAAGCATTTATCTTTTGACTTTTTACGTTCGTGAGAACAAGCTGGGCAAGTCTGTTTATTTTCGCCACCTTTGGAAATATCAATTAGATATTCACGCTTTGATTCCTTTTCTATTACTGCTATTGTCATAATTAATATACCATTGGGCGTTTAACTTCTGTTGGAGGTGGATTTTCAATTCTTTCTTTGTTCAGCCATTTCTTTGCAGTCAAATATAGACTAACATAGGTTGTATTCTTTTTGTAGTTTTCAATTGATTCTAATACATCGTCAATCTGTTGTTTGGTGTAACCTGCTAAATTTAGTTTATGTACTTCTTCATTTGATATTGATAGATGCAGAAAAGATTTATAAATATTTATATTTTTACTTTCATTATCATTAACACTATCACTATCACTATCACTATCACTATCATTATCTGCTACCTTTGCTACCTTTTGTTTGCTTTTGGTAGCAATTGCTTGTTTTGCTACCTTTTGCTTACCTCCTTTGCTTCCCGCTTCTGCTCTTACTTCTGATGTTTTTTTGTATAATTCCATATCTCTAACAAATTGGTTTATAAATGGAGTAATTGCCATTTCTAAAGCAAAATCTAATGGAGGTAACTCTCCATTAATTTGATAAAAATAAATTGCTTTAATAAATATTCCAGCTTGTTCATTTGACATTTTATCTAAAATGCAAAGTGAATCTTTATGTAGTAAAAATGATTTCTTCATAATAATTTATTTTAAAATTGACCTTAATGTTTTAATTGCAGTTGAAAGTTTTGCATTTGCATCTTCTAAATCACTAATTGATAAAGGTTCGTGTTCAGCAATGTGAGTAATAGTAATTATTTTACCACTTTCTAATTTTAAATCAAGTTTAATACTTGAATCTTCTGTTATTGAAAATTTAATATTTTCCATAATGTATTAAAAGCAAAAACCCTCAGTATCTCAAGGCCATTTGAAATACGAGGGTTCGCTTATATCGGTGTTTCCACCTTTATTTTGTTAAGTTGTATGGCCACAACTATTAATTGTAAATTTTAAGAACGGTTTTGCAATGTTACGGATTATTTTTTTAATCTGCAAACTTAATTAACTCCAAAGTGTTGGCCCTTCTTTTTCTATTTTGCTCTTAGCAAATCCATACTCTATAATTTCTTTTCTTGCTAATTCCTCTTCTTCAATCCATAGATTTGCTTTAGTCCAAAACTCTTTTTTAATCTCGAATCCAAAACCTTTTCTTTTTAATCTTTTGGCTGCAATAATTGTGCTTCCACTTCCTGCACAAGGGTCAATAACAACATCGCCTTCATCTGTAAAAATTTCAATCAAAGTCTTTAATAATTCAACAGGCTTTTGTGTTGGATGTATTTTTTCGCTTTCATTATCTCGAGGCCAATCAATGCAATTAAAAATCATTTTGCCTTTGTTTCTAAACTTTGGCAATCTATCTCTATAAAGC